TGGACAACACTACCGAACCAGTAGCTCCTGCCGTTGAACCGGTAGCAGCTCCAGAAGTCGCACCTGTACAGGCATCACGCCCGGCTTACTACACAGCACCACGCTCACCAATTGTGGACAAGGTTTCTTACCTTGAGCATTACCTACGCGCAAGCGTTTTGCATGATGAAGATTCTCGTCAGTATGTTAAGGCAGCTGACAACACAACATCAACAGCACCCGGCATGATTCCAACACCACAGAGCACACAGGTGATCAACGCACTTGCAAATGCTGATCGTGGCACAATCGATGGAATCAGCAGAGAAACTCTGGTTGCAGAAGGCATGACATTTGAATTGCCTCGCGTAACCGCTGTGCCAACTGTGTTGCCAATTAACGAAAACGGAACAGTTACAGAATCATCACTATCTGCAACATTTTTGTCAGTTTCAGTACAGCCATTTAAAGGCCGTGCTATTTCGACTGTTGAGCTCATCGACCGCAGCCGTCCGGAATACCTAACAGCTTTGCTCCAGAATCTTGAATTTGCTTATGCAAAAGAGACTGATGAATATGCATTGGCACAAATGCAAGCGGCCGTCACTACTGTGACAGCACAGGCAGCAAACGATGCCGAAGGATTCCTTGGATACACATCAAAGGCAGCCGCAAATGTTTATGGCGCATCACTTGGATTCGCTCGCTCATTGATCGTTTCACCTACACAATGGGGAAACATCATGGGATACAACGACAATGGCGCACCTCTTTACAATGCAGCACAACCATCAAACGCAGCTGGAAATGTTCGCGGAGATTCATTGCGCGGTGTAGTTTCACCGGGTCTTAATCTTTATGTTTCACGCTCATTTGGTAACGCTGGCACAACAACAGCCGATGGCGATTCATCAATGGTAGTTGTGAACCCAGATTCATACACATGGTACGAATCTCCACGCTTTACGCTACGCAGCAATATCAACAGCGATGGAACAATTGACATCCTGTACTACGGCTATGGCGCACTAGCTGCCAAGGTGCCAAACGGCGCACAATTTAACAACCTCCCATAAATCACTATCGGTAGCGGTCGCTCCCGAACGCTACTGACACGAAAGGAACCGAGATGCCATCAATAGTTACAGCCTCGCAGCTGAGAGCGATTCTTGGTGTCTCGGTTTCTTTGTATAGTGATGCTCAATTGGATTCTTACATAGATTCCGCAGAGCAAACGATTTTGCCTTTACTTACGCAATACCAATCATCGGTGACTTTTGCTAATGTGGATGATTCCGTCATTTATTTCACCACAATGCGGCCAAATTACTTTGTGCCGGGTCAATCTGTTGTTGTTACCGGGGCCGGAATTTACAACGCGACCTATACAGTCACCGATGATCGGATTGAGCCTTACACTTTCACAGCTGCAACAGCCGCAGCTGATCGAACTTATCCATTGCCGTTTATTCCAGCGGCAACAGCGACATTGAGTGGAGCATCGGCAGCCCAGCTGTACGCATCGACACCACCAATTGAAAATGCAATCTTGGTTGTAGCCGTTGAGATTTTTCAGAGCATCACAGCTCCGGGCAACCAAATCATGTCAGACAATTTTCAGCCATCACCATTTATTCTCGGCCGCAGCTTGAGCAACCGAGTTATCGGCCTCTTAGGCCCGTTTCTTGATGTCGAAACGATGTGTCAATGAGCATCGAATCAGCAATCCGCACGCCACTCAAAACAGCACTTTCCGGAATTGCTGCAAATGTGTACAACGGCATCCCAGAGACAATGACATCACCGAGCATCTGTTTAATCCCGGATGCACCATATTTGGAGAGCGTTTTAATCAATGGCGCAACAACAAAAGTCAAAATCAATTTAACTGTCACCGGTGTTGTGGCTTATGCCAACAATGCCGCAGCTTTAGACAATCTCGAAACATTGATGATCAGCATCATCAGCGCAATGCCCGATGGATACGAAGTGGGCAATGTGAATCAACCTCAACCATTGGAAGTCGGTGCGGGCAAATACCTCACAGCCGATTTACAAGTAAGCACCTACTACACCAACTAAGGAGAAATCATGCCAACAACAATCGTGACCGGCAGAGACATCACATTTACCATTGATGGTGATTCGTATGATGCTCAGGCCACATCAGCAACATTAACAATTGATTCAACAATCAATACATACCAAACACTCGATGGCAAGGCTTATTACACAACCGATACTCAAGGCACATTTGCCGTTGAAATGTTGGCAGATTGGCCAGCTGGAGGATCGCTATGCAACGCGCTTTGGACAGCGGCAGACACAGCACCAAATACACCATTGGCGGTTGTTTTTACAGCTGCATCAGGATCGGTGTTCAATTTTGATGTGCAGCCAATTTTCCCATCAGCTGGAGGCACCGCACCAGATGCACAAACTGTTTCACTATCCTTTACCTGTGTAACAACACCAACGCTATAAATAAAGGAGATCGGGAGCATGAAACTACCAATTACAATTGAATTCACTACGGGGGAAAGCGCAACCTATACCGCGCTTCCACCGGAGTGGATGAAATGGGAACGCCAAAGCGGAAACACAATTCAACAAGTAGCGGAGAAATTGGGAATTGCTGATTTGATGTTTTTGGCGTATCACGCAATGAAACGCGAGGCAGCCGGAAAGACTGTAAAGCCTTTTGAAGTGTGGTGCGAAACTGTGACTGACATCAGCATGGGAGAATCCGAAAACCCAAAAGCTACGAGCCGGGAAGCTTAAACCGGATCATTTGGGAATTGGCTATCCATACCGGATTGTCACGATCAGAGTTTCAAACACCAGAGGATGTCTTGACCGCTTTTGAGATTCTAAGGACAAAAAATGGCAACTGAACCAATCACTTACGACAAGAGTGATTTGCGCGGCATCATCAAGGCTTTCAAAGCCATGGATGAGCAAGCTGTTTCTGAGGCCAAAGGCGTTTCAAATGGATTGGCCACTTACCTGCAATCGAAAGTCACAGCCGCAGCTGGTGGCCGCCCAAATAAGGCGGCAATTCGCATTGCTCAAGGATCGCGCGTAAGTAAGTCATCAAAGATTGGTGAGATCAGCTACGGCTTTGTATCTCAAAAATTTAGCGGTGGCGGTACCACACAACAGCTTTGGGGCGGTTACGAATTTGGCTCACAGAAATTTAGGCAATTTCCAATTTGGTCTGGCAAAGCTCCCGGCGGCATTGGATCATTTGGATATTTTATCTATCCGACATTGCGCGCCGAACAGCCTCACATCATCTCTCAATGGGAAAATGCATTTACTAAGATTTTGAAGGAGTGGTGATGGCCGGTCAATCAAGAACACTTAAGCTTTCGATTCTTGCTGATGTAGATAAACTCAAGCAAAGCCTCAATGTAGGCTCAAAAGATGTCGATGGTTTTGCCGGTAAAATCGGTGATTTTAGCAAAAAGGCTGCATTGGCTTTTGCTGCCGTTGCTGCCGCAGCTGGTGCAATGGCAATCAAAATTGGCGTGGATGCTGTTAAAGCTGCGAGCGATTTGGGCGAAACGATTTCAAAAGTTAATGTTTTATTTGGTAAGTCAGCCAAAGACATCGAGAAATTTGCCGATGGTGCCGCCGCATCGTTAGGCCAGACAAAGCAACAGGCATTGGATGCCGCAGCTACATTTGCCACATTTGGAAAATCAGCCGGTTTAAGCGGTGAGAATCTAAGCAAATTCTCAATCGACTTTGTTAAATTGTCATCAGATTTGGCCTCTTTCAACAACACATCACCAGAGCAAGCAATCAATGCGATTGGATCGGCTTTGCGTGGCGAAGCTGAGCCATTGCGCCAATATGGCGTTTTGCTTGATGATGCCTCATTGCGCCAAGCCGCTTTGGAATTGGGAATCATAAGCACCACCAAAAATGCCTTGACACCACAGCAAAAAGTGTTGGCAGCTCAAGCTTTAATTTACAAGCAAACATCAGCTGCCCAAGGCGATTTTGAGCGCACCAGCGATGGTTTGGCCAACAAAACACGCATCCTTACAGCTCAATTAGAAAATGCCAAAACTACAATTGGTCAGGCACTTTTGCCGGTAGTTTTACAATTGGCCAATTTCTTTTCAGAAAAGGTCATCCCAATTGTGCAACAAGTTGCTGATGCTTTTGGCAAAAAATCCGGTGGAATGGATGGAACATTAACAACATTGGCTGATGGCATCAAAAATTTTGTGCAACCTATTTTTGAAGGTTTCCGATCAGCTTTCGACAAAATCAAAAAAACTGTTATTGAAAACAAAGATGAATTTAAAGCTTTTTTTGATGTCATCAAAGCTGCCGCTCCAATCATTGGCAATGTTATTGGCAAAGCTTTCAGCGTGGTTGGCGATGTAGCCAGCGTTGTGTTAAACATCATGGCAAATGTCGTTGGAGCTTTGCGAGGTTTGATCAACACAGCAATCGATCTGGTCAATGTTGCGATCCGTGGTTTCAACCTAATCAAGCCGGGCGCAGACATTTCACCAATTTCAAAGATTGGAACATCTAGCGGATCAAGCTCCACCGGAGGCATTTCGGTGCCAGCTGCATCATTGCCAACTGGATTCACATCCGGTGGAGGATCATCAACCGGTGGTGGCGCAACTGGAGGCGGATTGACCGGGGGAACTGGTGGCGCAACTGGCGGCGGCGCAACGGGCGGATCAATAGGCGGCGCGGTAACAAAGATTGCAAAAGACACCAAAAAGGTTGTTGATGATGTTGCTGGAGCTTTTGATAATTTTACAAGCGGCACCACAACTTTGGCCGGAGTTATGGCGGCTTCTAACAAGCCATTTGCATTTGGCACATCTGGTGTCAATACAAACACGCTTGCTGGAATTTTGGCTGCATCAAACACACCAAATGTGACAATCAATGTCAATTCTCCATCCGTCATCGATGAGGAAGGTTTCTCAAGAGCTGTGGTTGATGCGCTCAACAATTCAACCTATCGCGGCACCAATGGCGCAACGAATTTTGTGTCAGCATGAGTGTTTTCAATCCCGTTTGGCGCGTAATCATTGGCGGTGAGACATACACCAATTATGCATTGGCCAACCTTTCAATCACATCTGGCCGGACAAACATTTATGAGCAAGCAAATGCCGGGTATGTCAATCTTGAGCTGATCAATCTGGATCAATCCATCATCGACATTGAAATTAATGATGCTGTCACAATTGAATTGCAAGATTCAACGAACACATTTGTGCCCATTTTCGGCGGTACTGTTACAGAATTTGACATTGGCATTGCTGCATCGGGCGTTGTTGGGATCAATCAATCGGTCTCAATTCTGGCATTGGGTGCATTGTCTCGATTGCCAAAAGCATTGACCGAAGGCGTTTTGGCTAAAGATTTTGATGGGGTTCAGATTCTCACAATTCTGACTGATCTGTTGATTAACTCATGGAACGAAGTGCCGGCAGCTTTGCAATGGGCAACCTATGATCCAACAGAGCAATGGCAAGATGCCCAAAACACGGGATTGGGTGAGATTGATACACCAGGCAATTATGAGCTGGCCAATCGCGGTGCATCAACGACAAATGTTTATTCATTGGTTTCAGCTTTGGCAACATCGGGATTGGGTTACATTTACGAAAACGCATTGGGGCAAATCTCTTATGCTGACAGCACACATCGATCGATTTATTTGGCAGCGAACGGATACACCGATCTTTCAGCTGCTCAGGCTTTGGCCAATTCACTTTCGATCCAGACGAGAGCTGGTGACATCCGCAATGAAATTGTCATCAAATACGGCAACAATTCAAGCAATGAGGTTGTCAATTCTGATGCAACATCAATTGGCCTGTATGGCAAATTGGCACAGATCATCACCACCACAATTGAAAATGCCAGCGATGCCGGGGATCAAGCTGCTTTTTACTTAACGCTCAGAGCCTATCCACAGGCCAATTTTAACCAAATCACTTTTGAGCTCACCAATCCGGAAATTGATGATGCTGACCGGGATGCGTTAATCAACATTTTCATGGGATTGCCATTGCGTATTTCAGATTTGCCGTTGAACATGGCATCCGGCACTTATCTTGGTTTTGTGGAAGGTTGGACATGGCGTGCCGCTTACAACAGCGTATCGGTCACGGCTATTCTTTCCCCATTGGCATTTTCATTGCAAGCCATGCAATGGCAAGATGTCGCAATTGCAGAGCAATGGAACACAATCAGCGGCAGCCTAGATTGGGCCACCGCGCTAGTCGTA